CCGCTTCCTTGTAATGGTTTAGGCATTAGGCGCGATCTTGGATTCTTAGATAAACATCAGTATGCCAACCAACGAAACTATATTTAATTTCGTAAGTAATCTTATATAAATCGCCATAACTTTCCACATTAGATTGAGTCAGTAATAATTGATTATAATCACCATTCGTAAATGTTCCACCATCTCCTGATCCTGTTAAATATGTAGGAATAATGTATGGTAAGTTATCGTCCCAATTTCCATTAGGCGAGGATACGCTAAGTAAGTTGATAAACATATTAACCGTCTCATCATCTGTAACATAGATAATACCGGAGAATGTTTGCTGTGGAGCAAGGTAAGAAGTTTTACCGTAGAAATAAGGCTCTGAAGGGTCAACAAAACCTAGGAATTTTCCACCGTCTTCGTTTTCAAAACAAGCACCATGCAATCCAATAAATGACTGCTGTTTAGTTACTGCTACTGCTCCACCTGTGACTGCTTGTGAGAATATGCTAGCAGGGTCTTTGATTGATACTAATGGTCCTAGGGGGCTTTGCGTATAGGGTGGTGGGCCTGCGATATCAGAATTAAAATAGTAATTTGTCTCAATCTTTTCTGTAGTTAAACCGCCAGCCACAGTCATTTGAGCATTGGTATAAGCACCACCATTTACATCAGTAGGAATACCAACATACTCACACACTACTGTCTGCACACCTAACGCGTCAAAGGAAGAAGTTTGTTTATGGAGTTTGCAGTAACTATAAGCTGATACAGTAAATGGATCACCACGTAAAAAATTAAATCCAGTGCTGTTATCAGTTTTATATGTAGCAGTAATCGTATGCAGACCAAAGCCATCGTCTGACAGTTTCCAGCCTGGTTGCAGGATTGCATTAGTTAAATCGTTACCGTAATCTTGGCGTGCCATAAAGTTATGTTGTTGGATATTCTGGTTTAGTAAAGTCTGTGTTCATTCCTTGCGGAGTTCCGAGACGGTCTATATTATCACGGATTTCTTTAAGTGTAGTTAACTGCTCTTCCATCAGTGAGAATGTCGCATTGTTGCCGACACCAATTACACCGGAAGTAGGGCCGTTGCCCATTGAAGCACCAAGAGAATTTGCGATGGTGTTGTCGTTCTTAACTGCTTTCTGTTGAGCGTCGATAATCGCTTGTGCGTTAACTTTAGAAGCCTGAGCAGTGGCTGGTGCAACTGTTTTATCACTGAATGGATTACTCATTCCTAGTTTTTCACCAACGAAACCAGTTGGAGAGTTTTCCCAAAGCCATGAGAAAAATTTTGAATAAATGTTATATCTTTTTTCTACATGGTCTGCAACTGCAACAGTTCCTATCATTAAAGACCTTTCAATATTATGTTCAAGTTTTGCAAATTTTGTATCTAAATCATCAATCTTTTTATAGGCTTCTTCTGATCCAGTTACTAAGCCTTTGAAGATATCAGGATTCTTAGCGATAGTCTCAAGAACAGGTAGCATATCGTTAGCAACTTTATCGCCGAAAAAAGCAGTAGCGATTGCGAGTTTCTGCGTATCTGTTTCCTGAGTTCCGATTGCTTGTGCTACACGTTGAAATAATTCAATAGATTTAACTTTTCCTGCTCTTACATCTTCTTCTGCAAATCCAAGACCTTCTGTAAGGAGCGTCATCTTCTTAGTATCCGTCAATGCGTCCTTCATCATGAAACGTAGTTCACGAATTGATTTACTTAGAATTGATGTTGATACTCCAGCGTCTTTAGCTGCGAAAGAAAGTTTATCAAATTCTTCTCCACTAATTCCGGCTTTACCAGCCTGATCAGCAATATCAGCCATTCCTTTGAAACTCTCAGTAATAGTATTGATAGCCTTATCAAGTAAAGCAGCTGCACCGAACGCACCGATAAAAGCACCAGTCAAAGCACCCTTGAAATCAAAAGCCTGTGCTAATTTTTTACGTAACTTATCTGCTTCCTGACCAGCCTTACCCATTACTTCGGAAGCATTAGATTTACCGACTACTTCAAATCCAAGTTGTTGTGCCATAGCGTTATCTTATATCTATGACTTTTCGGCAACGCCATCAGCCTTAGCCTTGCGTTCCTGCTCCATAAATTCCTCCTCCTCCGTAGTCAGGACATTAACCTCACCGCCTTTGATTTTAATAAACGCAGTCGATAACCAGATAGCCTGACACTCAGGCATATTCCAAGCCCTGTCTTCCGAAATGCCGTTACTTATTAAATTGGCGATAACCATCAAAGGCCAGCCAATCCCTCCGTCGTTAGATCCACCAGTCTTATCAGTCTTCTCCCAGAATTTAGGCCAGATTGTCTGGTGAGCGTAAGCAGTGAATTGACGGATAGTCTCAACGAAGTATTCTTTGTTCCGCTTTAGTTTAGCCAAGTACCAATGGTCTAGCCAAGTTAACTCGCCAAAGCGTCTCTCAGAGCAAATCTGGACGGCTAAGACTAGGTCTAGAGGCTCGATGTCACGGTGCGTATTTACTAGCGGAGAATTGATAGCCAGCAGTCGTACCCGATATTTGAGACAAAACGGATAAACAAAACGACCAAGAAGTTTTAACTCTCCCGGGTCAGTAAAGGCAAATAGGAAGCGGTTGTCCACCGCGTCAAATTATGGGGCTACGGATTCGTAGTCAACAGCGGTGACGGATACTTTAACAAATTCTTTGTTACCGCCTTTTTCGTCCACCTTAGTTACCCAACCAGCAAATGAAGCCGAAGCAGTTCCGCTAGGATAAGCAGTCTCGGCATTAACAGTGAAAGAGAAAGAAGCACCGAGTGCTGGCACTGAAGAAGCCTTAACAATTCCTTCGACAGTGATTTCAGTCTTACGGTCATCAGCGCGCCAAGTCTTCGTTAATCCGCTTTCGTCTTGAACGGTGTCCTCATTATTAAAGGAAGCCGAGATTGAGTAGCTTTGAACGTATAAATTAGTTACAGTTCCTGCTACGCCGTAGAGACAAGTTACGCCTTTAGATACTGATGCCATATATAATTAAGGGAATTGGCAACGAGCCGATTAAGCAGGCAAAACGACTAATATATCGTAAGAGAAAACTGTCGCCCAGGAGCGTTCGTCAACCCCTTCGTCTTCGTTCTGTATAGTCACATCATAACAGGTAGCGTCGCCTGAGGCGGTGAATGCAGCTTTAATAGCAGTGAGGCTATCAACGGACATCGCACCAGCAAGGCCAGCACATCGAGCGCGGTGATCGGTGAGGGTCGTATCGTCGGTGTTCGAGAATAGCGTCATGCGGACAGAGCAGGAATAGTTTCCTAAGCCTTCAGGTAAGTCGTTAGGCGTGCGGGCAGACTCGCAGAGGATAACGAGTTTAGGCAGGGTCATGATATCTGCAGAGTCGCCAGTGTAGAGGCTAACGCCTGATAGCGTAGATTCGGTACTGAGATAGGTTTTTAAGACTTGTTCGACGATGTGTCGTATTGATTTAGTTCCCATTGTTATTTATTTTTTTTATTAAATTTTTCGGCTTGAGCTGCGAGGACATGTTCAAGTTCTAAAGGCATTTGTTTTACTCGATTACCATACACAATATTTTTAGTTCCTGCCTGTGTTGCAACATTGTTATTATTACCGATTAAATTGATTACTGATATGTTTAGTGTTCGTTCAGTATAACTGTAATTTGATATACCGTTAGGAGCACCATGCTTACTAATCCATTTAGGAACACTACCACCAGGCTTCTTAACTGCTCGACCTTTCATTTTAGGAATAAGTTGTTTTGCCTTGAACCAACCGGCTTTTAATTTTCCTACATGTTCAGCACTGCGTTTAATTTCATTATCGATTGTGTATTGAAAATCTGTAATATATTTATTAAGCCAATTACTTTTTTGTTTTTTACGAATATTTCTGCCGTCAAATTTACGTTTCATTTTCTCGTGAGGCTCTTTGATATTTACATAAATTTTATCATATAAACCATCTGCTGTTGTATCAGGTACAGCCCTAGCAAATAAATTACGTGCTTTCTTAAATGCTCTTTCATGGTCTGGGTCATTTGCGATTTTTACCATGATTCTATTTTTAGAATTTCTTAAAGCATTTGTTGAATTACCAATTACTCTATCAAAGTAACCTCGGTCATTACGGAATACTGCTTCGCCAAGTTTGCGATACATTAGAAACGCAGCTGAACGTTTATTAGCGCTGACTGCCATTGAATTAACATCAGCTTTGACTGCACCTTGACCCATCATTCTTGCTTGGTCACTTAATCCACCGCCACCAGATTTTAACATAGGGGGGGTAAATTCCATAGCGTCACGACAAATTAAATGTGCCTGAGCGATTGCGACATCGTGCGTATCAACACCAAGACCTTTTGCAAACTCCTCGCAAGCCTTCTGAAAATCTTCAAAAGACTTCGGGTCAATTTTGACTGATACGGATACCATTATTGGTTATCGTCAATGACGACCAGTATGATCCACGCAGAGCCGGGCTTGTAAGTCTGCGAAGTAATACGCACAGTCTTTCCACCAGCAGTTATCTTTTTACCGATTCCAAGTGACGCGATAGGATTGCCACCAGAGAGCAACGCAGCTGAAGCACCTACTCGACCATCGCTTGCAGTCCACGCGGAAGTTGTAGCCGTTACCTTTACCGAGAATTGAGTGCGGTCACAATAGCCACCAGCCTCGAGTACCTGAGTTTGAACAGGGTCTGAAATAAGGCAAAGGAAAGTCGGGCCTGATGGAATTGAACCAGCCACACCGAAGTCAGCCAGCATTTCTTTAGCGTCTGGTAGAAATTCAGAGTAAATGCTCATACTATTGTCGGTCTTGGAAATGGGGTCTTAAAGGTGTCTAGAATGCCCTAGGAAGCGTTTTGATTGCCGAGACGGGTAAAGTGTCAGGCAACAAAAAACCCCCACCGTTTCCAGTGAGGGTCTTTCTCGTTTTTTAACTACCTAAAATTAGGCAGTGAGTAAGCGAGTGAGGGAAGTTGCACGACCCTTAGCTGCACCGAACAAGAGCGTAGCAGTTACGTTGTAGTAACCAGACTGCTCTTGACCCATCAAGATTTGGATACCTAAGCCAGTGTCAGCGTCAACAGCGTTGGCGACTTCGAAGCCAGGGATTTCGCTCATAGGCAGACCAGAGGCAACAGCGATAGCGTCAGAACCACAAGCGAAGCCAGCGAGGTTTTCGCTATTCGTTGGGAGTGAAGACCACTGATAAACTTGCATACCACCGATTTGACCGATCTGACCGCTTTGGATTACTTGAGCGCCTAAAGCATAAGCAGCTGCGATTTGTGCGTCAGTTAATAGGTTGTTAGCGTAAGTAGGATTTACGATTAAAGCACGAACGTCAGAAGCCTTAGCTGCGTCGAGTACGCCTTTAGCGGTTACGACTTCAGCGTAGGAGAGTGAAGAACCAGTTACTGCGTTGCTGGAGTAGTTAGCGTTAGTGATTAACGCGCTGATTTCAGCCATACAAGCCTCAGCGATAGCGTTCGAAGCAGTAGGAGTGAAAGCGTTAACGAGGTACTGTGCACCGTAGGACTTAACGTCGAGAGGGCTGAAACGGCTCGACACTTTGAAGTGTTTGAGAGTTACAGTCGCACCAGTTAAGGTTGCGTCGTCACCAGTGAGGTAGCCACCAGTTGAAAACTCGGTAGCGGTTGAAGTTCCGATTAAAGGAACGAAGACAGACTTACCAGCAGAACCTTCGAGAG